ATGTACCTTTAAGCTTTCGTCTTTCAAGCTTCTCAATGTTTTGAGCAGCGACAGTACCCAATGATACGTTTAGATCATCGGCTAGTACTGCACAGTACCATAGAACATCCCCTATTTCAGAAGCAAGCTGTTGTTTCCAATCATTAGGCATGTTATGTACCCCATCCCTTATAATCTTTTTAACTTTATTGGCAACCTCACCTGCTTCTCCTGCTAGTCCTAGTGCAGGGTACATTATCTTATGCTCTTTGGGATAGATAGCTGTAGCTTTTGCGTTGTTTTGGTAATCGTCTATCTGCATGCTACTATACTTCCGCTTGAGCCAACTGTCGGCTTCTTTCTCTAGATTCATATTTAAGTACCTTCTTTAGTCTATCGAAATAGGCTCTGTTAAAACCCCTATTCCATTCACGATGTTGCATCGTGTCCTGATGGAAGGGGTTGGCTAACCTTCCCTTGAGGAAGTCATCTACTCCCTTTCTGAATTGTATTACTAAAGGGGCATCATACTTACCCAAGTTTCTCTTTTGTCTATTACCCATGTTACGCTCCTATATCTACAAGTTCACAAGAATCCCCACTACAAGCAAGTGATTGACTACCTGCAGTAGTATCCTCTATTTCATTTAGAGATGCCCAATCTATTTTGGTAGGCATCTTATCTAGCATATCATTATAATCTTTCTTTGAACACTCCTGATAGGGTGCTTGTTGATACACATGGTCGGAGTGTGGCAGGAATGATACACCCGACATTTCATGGAAGTATTTAAATACAAAAGCACCAACCTCAAGCCACTCACCTTCACGTACTGTTACTGTGATAGAGGGCTTGTGTTCGCACCAATGCTCTTGGTAGATTCTCCACATCTCTAGCTGTTCTATTGCACTCAACTGATCCCTAGTCACAGAACCTTCAGGTGATTTGACAGGGAAGCTAAACACGGTCACTTCACTGGGCTTGTTAACTTCAGGCTCACTAGGTACACCCTGATCTATCATAAACTTTGTGAGTGGATCTTTGTTGTCACCACGTACTGTCCTAATGTAGTACTCACTGTGCCTAGCATGGATGCCACTCGCACTGTCACATAGCTGTGATACAGTTCCGCTTGGTTTAACGCAAGTTATTGCAGTAGACTGGGGGATGTTAAGTAAGTCGGCATACTTCTTGTTAGTCTCTATCGCTACCTTCTTTAGTTCCTCTAATCTCTCACGCAGTAACATCTCTTTTCCATTAGTCAATGAGTTATCCATGATACCTGTTAGACTAACGCCAAGAAGTCTTTCTTCTTCAGTGTTGTTTTGCCATACCTTACGTAGATAAGGAAAGTTGGTGAGCCTAGACTGAAGCGTTCCTAAGATAGTAGCTATGGCTACCTTCTTCTTTAGCTCTTTTCTTGTGTCCGATTGTCTTACTACAACTTCAGTAAGATTACAGAACTGGTATGGTCGTAGGATAATCTCACTGCATGGGTTAGTACCAAAGTCATAGTCAGGATCTCTTCTACCATTCTTCTTAGCTTGGTACTGTGCAGATATCCTATTGAAGATACCTCTCTCGCCTGACTTAGATTCTACTAGTGAAGTCCACTCTCGTAAGAAAGTTTCGGAGTCGGGCTTATCTGTGTACACGACAGAGTTATTAGAGAGTGCCATGTGTGGTGCAGTCTCCCACCACTGTCCTGTCTTAGCGTGACGCATACGTATGTCAGACAAGTTGGACAGACTTATCATAGCTGAACGCCTTACGCCGCCCACTACTACGATTTCACCTATCTTACACATAATACTATGACACTCGTAGCTTGTAAGTTTTCTGCCTACAGCACCTTTAAACATGTTGATAGTAAACTTAAACAGATCTTCAAGGGGTGCAGGACCTGATGCCCTACCACCAAAGATCTTTAGCCTAGCACCTGCAGGTCTAACTTTGCTGACATCGTACGTGGGTATCTCTCCTGCATACAGTAGGGCTAGTAGCATACGAAAAGACTTTGCCCACCCTTCTTTGCTATCGCTTACTGATATACAGGTGTCGCTATTAAATAGCTGATCAGGTACTTCAGGTAGCTTGTTGATGTAATTACGTTCAACGCTAAAGCCTACGCCTGTACCACACAGTAAGATGTACATAGCTTCATCAAAAGATTTCACATCATCAACAGGCAGATAACTACAGTTGTATCCTGCAGTGTTGTCACGATCAAGTGCTTTACCTGCAGTCATCAATGCTCTCATGGATGGCATAACTTCTAGGTTATGTATAGCATTCCATATCTTTTTCTTAGTTCTCTGGTGCATGATGTTGTCAACATTGGCTCTAGACCAGATGAAGTCCACGTATCGTGTTACTGTTTCTTCCCAAGTTTCTCTTCTCCCCTCGTCTTCTTTCCATCTTGCATAGCGAGAGGTAGCTATGAAGTTTTGATAGTCTGTTGGTAATCCCATGTTAATCTCCTACTAATATTTTAATCTGGTTTAAATGTAAGCCATCTATATCATATATAAATGACTCAAACTGATCTTGCACATCGTCTTGTAGCTGTTCATCTACAGGAGTTGGATACTCTTCCGTATCCACTTCCAATGTAATATAGATTTTAGTTTTTCTTATTGCCATTGTCAACAGTCTCCATCAGTAGTTCTAGATACCAATTGGCTTTCTTTAAATCTTCTATGCCATTCTTGTATCGGTATCTCCATAGGTACTTCATAATGTTACCTTGCAAGTAGTACTCAAACCCCTCTCCACAGGCTGCTCGTAATGCATCAATACACTCTACACCATACTGATTATAGTGTGGTGGATGATTAACCATGTCTGCCTTGGCAGGATCGTATGCTCCATTAAAATCTGTATCACTCATGTTATGCACTCCCATCTATTTTATCAGGAAATATTAACTCAATAACATTGCCCTTGGTTTTTGTTTTAGGTTTAGTCTTTTCTACTGTCATCTTTTTCTCGTCTTCAATAAACAATTCCAAGGCTTCTCTAAAGCTTGGGTCTTCTGACATCAAAGGAACAGATGCACAGATTAGATTAGTGAACTCCATCATATAGTAAAAGTCATGGTCTGACAAGGGGTTTTCATCAGATGTTATAATACCTAACGTAACGTCACCTGTCCATTTATTATTTGTGTCTCTATGTGGATGTATCCTAATCACAAAGTCTTCTTCCTCTATGTCTAGTGGTATTTGTTTTGCCATTATTTCCTCACAATCTTTTTGCGAGTGAAGGTTATAAATTTAGGATGAACAACCTTACCCTTTTCTTTTAACCAAGATTCAGGTATAACTCGGTTGTCATACTGAAACCCATAGCGATCACACCATTGAGCATATGTAGACTTAGCACCCTTACGTAACCTACGTCTGCTATTCTCAAAGATAAAACGTATGTCTAGCTTGGGATGTTGCTTCTTGATTGCAAGATGCTTACGTCTATCCATTGCTGTGAACATACCCTTAGTCTCTACGATAATACCATTCGTAAGAATAAAGTCAGGAGTGTAAGTCCTGTATGCTAAGTCTTCCCATTCAATTTTAACGGCTTCATATTGGTACTTGATTTTAAGTTGGGTTAGGTAGGTTGCAAGCTTTTGCTCCAACCCTGACCTATACCCATACTTACGTGCCGCTTTGAACTGCTTACTATCCATTATACATAAGCCACAATCTTAGGATCTTTTGCCTTAGACATTTTCTGTGGTAGTTCTTGTAGTGTTGGATGGCAAGACCTACGATAGGAACAAAACCTACACGTGATTGGTAGGATCTTATTCCCAGTAGGCTTTCCCCTAAAGGTTTCTTCAACAGGTTCGTAGCATCTCTCAAAGGTATCACTACTAGCTTTCTTCATGTTAGCTTTAAACTTAGTGACCTCTTGCTCTACGTTTATCTGTGAAGGTACGTATTTAATATCACCATTGGCTTTATTAACTACCCACCAACCACCTGCTTTCTTTCCTGAAGCACTAGCATACCCTGCTAGTTGACTAACATATCCGAAAGCATCACCATTTTTTAGGGTATCAAACGAATCAAACTTGTTTCTATATGACCAATCTGATGCCGACTTAACGTCATCGACTGCACCATCAATAACAAGATCATACTCTCCAGTAACAACACGTTGTGGTGAGTCTTCTCCCATGTCCAGTGTAACACGTTTAGGATCTTCATACTTAACTCCTGCTTCCTTTAGGATGCCTTTGAATACAGCTTCAACTATATCACCCAACATCATGTTCATTATAAATGTAGTCGGTTTAGGCAACGCTTCCTGTGGTCTGTTCTTTTCAAACCACAGTTGGCATGAGGGTCTGCCTACATTAGACATTCTATAGGCAAACTCCCCACGCTTGTTGCCCCCACCGAACTGCTTAACAACAGCTTCTCTAACATCCTTACAGATCTGATTGACTGTACTGGTAGAGATCTCTGTCTCTCCCTTAGATGCCTTGTCGAGATACTGGTGTACTACCATTTCCGCAGGGTGTTTCATTAGGATACCACTTCGTCTGTATCTATCTCAATGAAGTCATCAAGAACACTCTCATCTACTTGCTCATTCTTGTGTACGTTTTCATCCCACTGTGACAGGATATAGTCGTTGTAGTTTTGAATCCACAACACAAGATTAGCAAACATAGCCTGATCATCATCACCAACTTCGATAGTACTAGTTAGGTCAAGTGTCGGACTAGGTAAGAAGAACGTATTACCATTCGCTAACGAGTTTGCTTCAGTAGACAAAGTGATCTCATGTTGTACAGGCAATCTCTTAGCACGTGCTAAGTCGCTGAAACATTTGCCTATACTCTTGAACGCATCTCTATTCTCTACTTCCCATATGAAAGGAGTAGGATCTAGGGATACACTAGCACCTGTTGCATCAACAGGATCTACCATAGTGACGTTTCCGAACACAACCCGAACACGCTTACAGGATCTAATCAAGTCCTGTTGTGCTTGTGGTAGTGCTTTGAAATCCTTAACCCAACCTGAAGGTTTACCACAGTTGAATCCACCATCACTATCCTTGAGGTCTATGTTAAGATTGTCAGCCATGATGGTCTTGATAAACCTATTCTTGGTTGTACCCTTACCCATGATAAATCTTTTGAACATGAACCTCTGCATAAAAGGTCTTACCTTTACGCTCTTTGAAAAGTAAGTAGGTCCGTCAGGTATCTCAAGCTTATACATACCACCTTCGACAACCTCTACGTTGACCTGCTTACCTTTTACTTCAGCCGTACCCATGATAGGTACATGGCTAATCCTTAAACGAGCAAGCGTACTAGCTTTCTCTTTTGTACTTTCGGATCTCTCGTTACCAATGCCCATAGCTTTCGCCATTGCATCGTAGTTATTAACATTAATTGTGACTAAATCTGTCATGCTTATCTCCTTTTAAAATGATTGAATCTTAGTTATATCATGCCACATCTTTAGTGTCAAGCCAGTTATTACCTATTTTTGATTCCAGTAATAGCGGTACATTAAACTCTAGATTCCATCGGGTTTCAATTAAATTATTTAACTCTTTATTAGTACTACTTATTATGTCGAGAACCTTTCCCTTCTCATTAGGATGAACATCAATGACGATAGAATCGTGTACAGTATTTACAATACAACTCTCCATATCATCAAGCTTACTATCAATATACAGCAAGGCTACAGGCACAATGTCTGCAGTTGCCAATGACTGTACAGGATAATTCTTTAACTGCGTAAAGTGTGACACACCATTACGCTTACGTACCATGTCAGGGAATGCAAACTCCCTGCCTGATGGTGTCTTAATCTTACCTTTGTTCAAGGCTTCGCTTGCTAGTTGCTTGTGCCACTTGGCTATGCCACTGTACTTGGTATTAAACTGCTTATAGTACGAGGCTTCTGCAGGTGTCCTACCAAATCCGCTTGCCCCATATAGGGGAGCGAACGTATGTGCCTTGGCATCTTGCCGTGATATCTTCTGACCTGCCTTGGTAATAACATCAGCCGTATAACTGTGTACATCAAAGCCTGTGTTCACTTCCTCAATAG